CCGCCACGATTTATTCCGTGTCTGGTATCAGGTTTGGCCTATTACATTGCTATGAAAAGGCCAGAAGTGGCGGCGCGTGTGGCTCCGCTTAAACAAGAGTATGAGTTTCAATTCGAGCTTGCCGCAGGGGAAGACTCAGACTCATCGTCAATCAAGTTCGTGCCATACGACACGTTTTATTTAGGAGGCTAATATGCCATTAGTACTTAGAAAAAAAGGTGAGGGAAACAAGAAGAAGAAGATGCCAAAGGCTCCTCCTTCACGCCCTCGTCACGCAAATCCAAAGCACCCAATGAATACAGAGCGCACCACAGGCCGAAATATGGCTCGTAAAAAGGGTGGCGGTAAACTAAAGATGGTGGAAAAGGACGGCAAGAAGGTTCCGTTCTTTGCCGCAGATGGTATTGGCAAGATGAATAAGGGTGGTCCTGTAGAAGTAAAGAAGGGCATGACCTTATCTCAAATTGCAAAGAACAATAACACCTCAATACAAGCTCTTCTTGCAGCTAATCCTAGCATTAAAAATGCTAATCAAATTCGCATAGGTCAAAAGATTAAAATGCCTAAAGCAGGAAGCGTTCCGGGCAATACTAAAACTAAAAACCCATACGCCCGTATGTCTAAAACTCAAATGAACATGATGAGGTCTAAGGATAAAGGGCAGCAACGCGCAGTAACTAGCGCCATGCGTAATGAGGCTAAGAATACTGGCGCTCAAACTACCCCAACGCCCAAAAAGGCTAGGGCTGTAAAAGACTCTCGCTCCGCTGTTCCACAAGCACAAAAGGATAAGTTGATTGCTAAAGCCAAGGCAAATCAATCAAAAAAGCCAAAGAAGAAGTCTTTGCTTTCTAGGTTGTTTGGTGGCAACAAAAAGAAACCAGCCGTGCCGTCTAATGATATCGCCGCAAAGAAGGGTGGTGTCATGAAGAAAAAGGTACGCGGGTACAAATCTGGCGGTACGGTTCGTGGCGCTGGCGCGGCTACAAAGGGCAAGCGATTTACTCGCGCAGGATAATTAATGCCGTTAGCTAGAGGAAAATACGCGTTTGGCTTTTGCGATAAAACAGGGTTTAGATATAAATTATCAGACCTTGTTTTTGAGTTTCGTAATGGCGTTAAGACTGGTCTAAGAGTTGGCAATGATGTTGCTGACCCAGACCATCCCCAAAACTTTCTTGGGCGGATTAGAATTAACGACCCTCAATCATTGTCCAATGCAAGGCCAGATAGATTCTCAGATTCGGTTACAGTTACGTTTCCGACATTTGATGTATCTACTTTAACACAAGTTAATGTGGGATTTGGTATTGGTAGGGTCGGTGAAGTAACGACAAGTGGAGCGCCTGTTCCTGCACAGAATGTTTCCTTGCAGCTTAGTGCGGTATTTGGTGTGGGCAAGGCTGGCAATATGTCAATAGGCCCAGCATCGACCTACGACTCTACAAGTGTTACACTTGACTCTACAAATAAAACCTTTGACGAGGGGTAAATGGCAAAGCAAACAGTAGGAATTGGCTCAAGCGCAAATGATGGAAGTGGCGATACACTTCGTGTTGGGGCAGATAAAATAAATGATAACTTCAATGAGATTTATGCGGCATTGGGAAACAGTTCTAATGTGCTAACCGACATCATAGATGCTAATGGCCTTTTTGATGTTAGCTCTGGTGCAAACAAAATTGTTTTCTATTACGCTGCTTTAAGTGACTTGCCAAGCGCATCAACTTATCATGGAGCTGTGGCTCATGTTCACGCTACAGGGGGCTTGTACTTTGCCCATGGAGGTAATTGGATACGATTGAATGATGAGACTACTGGGCCTGTTACAAAGTACACCGCTGGCACTAGCGGAAGTTCGGCGTATACGTTTACTGGCCCCGGCGCAACATCAGGTAACAACCCAAACTTTACTTTCTATAAGGGTCATACCTACTTAATTGATAATACAGCTAATGTATCAAGCCATCCTTTGCAAATTAGAACATCTAATGGCGGGTCTGCTTTTACAACAGGGGTGACGGAAAATTACAATTCTACCACCGGGCTAACGCAGTTTATTGTCCCGCACGAACCAAGTGATACATCTTTGGTGTATCAGTGTACTAACCATAGTGCAATGGTTGGAAATATAACAATAGTATGATGAGATTTTAAAATGGCTATAACTACAGCAATGTGTACAAGTTTTAAAAAAGAGCTTTTTGAAGCGACACATGATTTTACATCAGATACATTTAAGATTGCTTTGTTTACTAGCAGCGCAACTTTAAACGCTTCTACCACAGCCTACTCCACATCCAACGAAATTTCTGGTTCAGGTTACAGCGCTGGCGGAGTTGCATTGACTGTAGTTGCTCCAGCTACAGACGGCACATCCGCTATTGTTGATTTCAATGACCCCTCTTGGACAAGCGCTTCATTTACTGCAAATGGCGCACTTGTTTACAACTCTAGCAAATCAAACAAAGCAGTAGCAGCTTTTGCTTTTGGTGGCGACCAAACAGTATCATCTGGTACTTTTACAATAACAATACCAGCGGCAGCATCAGGAACAGCGGTAGTCAGGATTGATTAATGTCTTATTCGTATTCAGAGCTAAAGCAGGCTATACAAGATTTTACTGAGAATGATGAAACAGGTTTTGTAACAAACCTGCCTGTGTTTATTCGCTCTGCCGAAGACCGCATTTTTTCAAATGTAGATTTAGAAAACTTTAGGAAGAACGCCACATCTGCACTTACTCAAAACAACGAGTATCTTTCTACACCATCAGATTTTCTTGCCCCGTTTTCTTTATTTATAACCACCGCAAGCAGCGAAAACTTTCTAATAGAAAAGGATGTTAATTTCATTAGAGAGGCATATCCAAACAGAGCCACAACAGGCGTTCCTAAATATTATGCTTTCTTTGACGCTACCGCAACATCTTCAGGTCAGGTTCAGGCAAACTTCATACTGGGTCCAACACCGGACCAAGCATATACTGTGGAGTTACATTACTACTATCGACCAGCAAGCCTGACTGCTGGCGCAAACAGTGAGTATACATGGTTAAGCAAAAACGCTTCCAACGCCCTTCTTTACGGCTCTTTGATAGAGGCGTATATTTACATGAAAGGTGAGCAGGATGTTATATCTATGTATGAGGGTCGTTTCCAAGAGGCAATGACAAGATTAAAAGACCTTGCTGAAGCAAGAGAAAATGATGACGCTTATAGGCAGGGATTGCCAAAGCGTCCTCGCACATAAGGAGTAAGAAATGGCAACGAGTAACGCGGCAACCACGTTTCTTGAGAATAAGTTACTTAACTTTCTGTTCAAGAATAACGCTGGTTCCTTTTCAACCCCCGGTGACAGCATATATGTTGGGCTGGCAACAGCGGTATCTAACTTTAATAATACCTCTGGTGAAACAGACGCCCCTGTAATTACAGAGGCCACCTTCACAAACTATGCCCGATTGCAAGTTACAGCGGCAAACTGGACCGTAACATCAGATACCACTGAAGCACAAAAAGCTACAAACACCAACAATATAGAGTTTGCGGCATCAGGCGGAACAAATAACACGGTCACACACGCATTTATAGCGACTCATGCAAGCGCTAGTTTGGTGACAGAAGGCAGTGGCGGTAATGTCCTGTTTATCGGTGCATTGGATGCGTCAAAGACTATTGCTACGGGGGATATCTTCCGCATTAACGCTGGGAATCTTGAAATTGAGTTGAAGTAATGGCGCTTGTTCTTAAAGACAGAATAAAAGAAACCACTACCACCACCGGAACAGGCACTTATACACTTGCTGGTGCGGTAACTGGTTTTGAGGCGTTTAGTGAAATAGGTAACAGTAATACTACCTATTATGCCTGCACGGACGGAACTGACTTTGAGATTGGAATTGGAACCTATACTGCATCTGGTACAACTTTAGCTCGTACCACAATATTACAGTCCAGTAACTCTGATAGCGCTGTTAACTGGACATCCGGAACCAGAACTATTTTCTGCACGTTGCCAGCGCAAAAAGCTGTGTTCTTGGATGCAAGTAATGCGGTGCAGGGGTTCACAGAACAAGACCCGAATGCGTTGGCATTCGCAATAGCATTGGGATAGAAATATGGCTAACGCATTTAAAACTTTTACGGACACCGCAGTGGGGACAGGTAACGCAGATGTTTACACCTGTCCTAGTTCAACAGAAACAACAATTATTGGCCTGAACATTGCCAACATATTAACAGTTTCAATCACGGTAAACGTACAGTTAATTAATAACGATGGCGACAATGTACACATTGTGAAGTCCGCCATTGTCCCTGTTGGCTCGTCACTGGTAGCAGTTGGTGGCGACCAGAAGATTGTGATGAATGCTTCTGATATCTTGAGGATAACAGCAAGCCAAGCATCAGCGGCGGACGTTACACTGTCTGTACTGGAGATTACCTGATGGCACTTAGCACGATTGATACAAATCAGATTAAGGACGGCGGTGTTACTAACGCAGACTTGAAGGCAAGCACTGCGAGTAATCCATTTCGCACAAACGCTAACAGTATTACTAGCGACCTGACTGTGGCCTCTACAGAAAACGCGGGTGCATTTGGACCGATAACCATCTCCGCAACAATCACTGTTAATGGAGTGTTGACCGTTGTCTAGTCGTATTCTTGTAGATGAAATATATGGTAAGACCGCTAATACGTCTGCGGCAACTATTGGGAGTAATGGTCTTTTCAAGGCGCGTACTTGCGCCTTTAGGATGTACCCAAATGCGGCTCAATCTCTTGCACATGGAACTGTAACAGTTTTAAACTTTACTAATACTTCATTTGATTCAGACAACCTTGTAGATTTGTCCAATAATAAAGTTGTGATTACAGCCGCAACTGCTGGGCTGTGGTATTTAGATGTTACCTTTCGTATGAGTAATACGGTTGCTTATAGACAAACAACACAGATTCTTGTTAACGGAAGTGCGATTGTTCAAGGGGAACAAGGTTTTTATTCGCAAACAACAGGGGCGTATCCTTCCTGTAATGCCCATACTTTACACGAATTATCAAGCGGAGACGAAATAACATTCACAGGTTACCAAGCCTATGGTAGCGCAAGAAACACTTATGTTAACGGTGGGTTAAGTACCTTTGCGCAAGGTTACAGAATAGGAATGATATAGTGGCATCAGAACTAGGCGTACAAACTATCCAGCACACCAACGGCACAGATGCTATGACTATTG